GCACCACGTAGTACACGTAGCGCAAGGCGCCGGTAAAATGGCGCAGCGGCCGCATGAGCCACGAAAATGCACGGGTAACGGGTTCAACCGTCCAAGGCGAGACCAGGGTATAGCACCAGTTGAATGTGTCGCGAACATACACGAGGACTGGTGCTGCGACAGCGTAAACGACGTCGTGATGGATAAAATGGCGTCGCAGGGAAAACGCGGACAATTGTGCGACGGCAGTCACATCCACACAGACCTCGGCAACGTAATCGCGAACCCAAATGATGAACTCGCGTGGGTGCCGAAGTGGATTTGGTCGTTGCAATGGCGGACGAATGTAGTCGTCCAACGCCTCATCATCGTCGCGTATTGGTAGTACTTCTGCCGCGTCAGGTTGCACGGCAATCTGTAAAGACTGAGCTGCGTTCGCAATGGCAGTGAAAAGGATGTAAATCCAGATCGCACATGCCAATAGAAGGCCGAATGCTGCAAAGTAATACAGAGAGCCGAAGAACAACAAACCGACTGTCTTTACAAACCCGTTCTTGATAAGATCACGCTCATGGTAAACAACATACGCGGTGGCGACGATTGACGTCGTAGCGAGTGTGTTCGGAAGAAGTGAGAAGATAAGGACGGGGATGAAAGAATATGGGACAGTAAGTAACAACAGAGGATACAGCACAGTAGCACACAACGGATAAGTGATCACAATCAATTGGCAAAATCCGAGGATGCCGGCGGACATGGTCGGGTTGATCACGACATTCAATCCGTAGGCTGTACCAGCTGCAACGGCGATGAGTGCAGTCGTGACGCGTGATATAAACTGAGAGCATGCAAGATCCCAGTCACGGACGTTACGGAAGACTGCAACGAAGATAGCCGCAAGTGCGCAGCTATAAACGAGAATATCGGCGATGATGTTCCCGTTAAGTGCATGCATACGTCTGTTGCGTGCACGGCGGGACAGCACGTTCGGCCGTCGCGCGTAAAACATGTGCAATACGTAGCGCCCATGGAAGGGCGCGTGGATCGCACACGTTGCCGGGCAACAACTGTTGCCCGACGCAGTTTGTCCGGTCGGGCGGCTGCACATGGGTGGTACATGCACAGCGGCCTCCGGACCTCGCATGCTCACATAGTACACAGCCAAACAGGCCATCGCAC